TACACTGCTCTAAAGCCACTCTCATTCTACCAGCAGTGATAACTTTGTCATCAATGTTGAATTGCGTTGAACCAGATGTTGCACTACAGCCTGTGTATTTGTTTACAATTTTAGTTAAAGCCGCAGAAGTGTAAACATTCATTTTATGTTTTACATTAGGAATAACTCTATAGTTACTCATAATATCATCACTTCTGAATACTGGCTCGTAAAATAATTCATTTAGTTGCGCTCCACTATAAGTAGCCGCTATACTATTGTTTGCTACATTTGCCATTTTTTTTCTTTTTTTTAGTTATTAAATTTTAATTTCATTCTGTTCGCCATTGCATTATAGAAAGATGCATTTGGGTCTACAGAAACTTTTTCCTCTACTATTAGAGGGTCTTTTTCTGTTTCTACCTTAGTTCCCGTAGCGTCAGCCTTGTTTACTAAAGTATTCAACTCTTCATTCTCTGTAGTAAGATTAGATACACTGTCATTTAAGTCAGAGATAACTGAATCTTTCTCAGATAATAAAGTTTCCAATTCTGTAATCTTATTTTCAAACGAAGAAAGTTTGTTTGATATTTCTTCATTATCAATTAAGTTTACATTGATATCAGTTTCTACAGTTTCTTCAGTTGTAGTTCCTTTTACAGAATTTACAATTTCATCAACTTTAGCACTGAACCAAGATTTTAAATCTTCTGTCATTGTCTTACTTTTTTGATTATTTAATTGATTTATAATTTCCTTTTCTGTCTTGTTCTTAAATTTAGAAATGTCAAAACTAGCAGCTACCTTAATAGCGTCTGACACTCTATCAATAAAACCATACTCCAAGGCCTCTTCAGCATTAAACCAAGTTTCTCGATTCATCATTTCCTTTATAGTCCCTAAGTTCAATCCTGTTTTCTTTTCATATACATTAGCAATTTCATCGCTAAGTTTGTCTAATAGTTCAGCTGTCTTTCTCATATCTCCAGCTTCTCCCATAGTCTTACCCCACGCATTATGTATCATAAGTAAAGAATTTTCAGACATAATTACCTCGTCTGCCGCTAATGGTATAACACTTCCCATACTAGCAGCTATTCCTTCAATATATGCTGTTACTTTACCCTGATATTTTTTTAGTGTGTTGTAAATAGCCATACCATCAAAGATTTCACCACCAACACTATTAATGTGTAAGTAAATATCTTTTCCGTCTAACTCTTTTATTTCATTTACAAAATCAATAGCTGTAACACCATAACTACCAATCTCGTCATATAAATAAATGTCAGCATACTTTTCTTTATGCTTTGCATTTATTGAATACCAAGTTTGTTTATTATTTTTCATAATTACAAAAATAATTTTATTAAACAATCATTTTACGAAAAAAATGGAAAAAAGATTATCCTCTAATATTATTAGATATTTTTGACTTCTCTCTCTCCTTGTAAACTATGTTTTGTGCTGTCCTTTCAGTTATATCATATTTTATAGATAAATCTATGAAACTATGAGTTCTATTACCATCATTTATTACAAGTAGTTTGTCAAAATCTTTTATTACCATATAGTTTCTTAACCTCTTTGGGTCTATCATACCTCTCTCAATAAGATGAGATACAATGTCTTTTGCCGTTGGTTCATCACCAAACCTTAAAGATAATTCTAAATTTAGAGTTTCTATAAACTCTGAAACTATCTTTACTTTATTTTTTCTTTGAGCCACTTTTTTTAGTTTTAGGTTTTGATACAGGTTTTTTCCATTCTTCTATCATCATACCCCAAAACTTAATTACAGCATTTCTACAAGATGTACAATTAATATCTTGTTTTTGTTGTGGAAATAAATTATGCCACTCTCTAAACATATACTCTACAGATTCTGGTTTATGTTGTGAAAACTGAGAATTGTAAGTTTTGTTTATGTCATATACATAACATATATCTTCTCTTACTTGTTGTGTTACCTTTTTAGAAATTTCTTCTATATTCATATTATAATTTATTGGTTAGTTTTCCCATTTGCCTAAAGGACACTCCCCATAAAAATCTTTTGACAACTTAGATTTTGCTTGTAGAAAACATTTACATTTTCCACACCTTGCTCCCCAGTCCCATTTAGGTTTTTTTAACATTAAAAAGTTGCGGTAAAAATTACAACCTTTACATATATCTAATCTTTCTTTTTGTACTTTTTTATCAACAAACATTTCTTTATATCTTTTTATTTTAAAAACTAGCTTCTGATTCTATTGTCTTAACAGAGTTTTGTGTAGATGTAATATCTGCTTCTACAACCGTTACTCTACCACCACTTGACATCATTGATTGTCCCATAACATCAAATTGTGTTTGTGCAAATGAAGGACTGTTAGCTATTCCACCATCAGCAAACTTTGTACCACCTCCAGCTGTATTCATAGCTGATAATTGACTTCTAAACATTGCTGTACTTCTTTTATTTATAACAGCCTCTCCACCCTCTAATTCTACTACTCTACCACCTACAGCAAACTTTTCTCCTCCGTTAGTATGTGAGTTTCCATATACCATACCACCATTAGCAAATGTTGGGCCTGTATTAGCAAAACTATATAATGTACTACCACTACCTAAACCACCAGAACTACCTCCAGAACCACCACCAGAATTTACACTGGAAGATGTCCCTGTAGCTAAACTTGGATTTTGAAACAATCCTCTCAAACTAGCTATTATCCCAAAAACTGAAGCTAAAGCCGCTAATCCTAACAAGGGATTTGCAGAGAAAGCTTTACCAACACCAGCTGTAAAACTAGCTCCAGCTTTTATACCTTGTGAAACAGATTCTGCTAAATTGGTTTTAATACTAGCTAATGAAATAGCTTGACCTTTAATTTTTTCTTTATTTTCAGCGGCCTCAGACAGGGCTACTAATTGTTTTTTCAAAGCTAAAACTTGTTCTGCTATAGCAGCTGCTTGTGTAATCTTTATACCTACCTTTCTTAGTCCTTGTAGTTTTTCTTCATCACCAGCTAAACTTTGTATAGCGTCCCCAACATTCATTACGCTGTCAAAAAGAGTATCTAAAGCTTCTTTTTGTAATTCTATTGCATCTCTTTCATTCTTACTCTGTTTTGTAAGAATATCTGAAATGTCTACCATAGCTGCTTCATTGATGTTCTTCTTTTTTGTAAGGTAGTCAGCTTCTATTTGCAATAACAAATCTTTGTATTCTAGTTCAGAAATCAAATCTTGAGCTCTCCTTTCTTCTAGGTCGTTTTTCTCTTTTTCATAATCTTGGTCTGCTTCTAAATTTGCAATTCTAAGTTCTTCTTTTGTTAATTTTAACCTTTCTGAAGCTAATTGTTTTTGTACTCTAATTATTTCATCTTCATTTTTTATATCCTGTGCTAAAAAATCCTCAAAAGCTTTTATTCTAGCTTGCATCATCTTTTTATTATGTTCTTCTTCAGTGTGTTCTAATGCTGCTCTGCTTTCTTCTACAAGTTTCATTTCTTTATTTAAGAAAGTTTGCAGTGGAGTTATAGCATCATCACCATCAGGGCCATCACCTGATGAACCACTACCACCTGTAGGTGTCGGGGACAATAGTTGGTCTAAAATATCAATACCTCCCATTCTTTTAGATACAGTTTCTTTCAAATTTGTAAGTCTTGTGTCAAGAGCTCCGTCCCGAATCATATCCTTGAACTGGTCTATTGTGATTTGTTGCTCTTCAAGAAGTTCTTTTAATCTGTTTTTTCTAGCCATTCTATTTCCTCCCACTGCAGACATAGCATTAACAGTAATATCATCTTCAACATCTTTAATAACAGAGCTTAAAATACTTTCTATATCTCCTTTCCCCGTAACTATATCAGTTACAATACCATTGTAATCAAGCATACCTGCATTTATAATATCCTCAACGCCAGACCTAATTATATCAGCAGAAACAAAGTCCTTAATAATGTTTTCGTATAATTGAGTATATACTCCAGCTAAAGCTCTATTTTTCATTGATGTTATCAATGTATTTGTAGCGTCAGTAATATCTTCTGTAGAATCTTTTATATCTATAAGAGCTTGGTTCTCTAGTTTTAAAGCTTTGTTTATTTTCTTTATATCTATCTCTTCTTGTTTTTTAAGCTTGCTCCTTCTTTCGTCTTGTATTATACCCTCACCCTTAATTTTACCCATCTCTATTCTAGTCTTTTTTAGAGATTCTAAAGTAAGTTCTAATTTCTTAATTTTAACTTCTTCACTTGATATGCCAGAATTTATCTGGTCTTGCAAACTTACTTGTTTTTCAGTTTCTTCATTTGCAAACATTAATTTAGCAACTACTTCCCCTAATAATACTACTAGTAAACCTAAACCTGTACTAGCTATAGCAGTTTTAAGACCCTTAAGGCTAAATTTAAAGATGTTAAGACTTGTTGTCGCTCTTCCTATAGATTTGAATAAACCTAAAAACCCTCCATTTAAAAGAGCGGTTGCAAATCTAGCAAATTTAGCCCTGATAGCATAAGCTAATAGTAATCTAGCAATAACTTTTAGGGTTGTACCTATGTTCTTTAACAACTTTGTATTTTTTGATATACTTGTTATAAAATCTGCTAACCTTACTAAAGTATCTTTTATAGATTTGCCAAAATTATTCATTATAGCTATAGAAAGACCCTCTAAAGCAGATTTCAATCTAAATATAGCTCCTTGAGTTGTGTCACCTACAATGTCAGCCATTTCTTGACCAGCTCCAGAAGAATTTTCTAGCTCTTTAGCTAAGGCGGCTACATCTTCAGCTCCAGTAACCATAGTTTGAAAAGCGGCAACTTGTCTGATATTAACAAGTCCCATAGTATCGCCAAAATCATCACCAGCTTCAGCCATATCTCTTAAACCAGCTAAAAGAGTTTCTAGGTTAGGAGCTGTATTACCAAACCTTCTTGATAACTTAGATGTAGGGTCTTGTAATTGTAAAAATATATTTCTTAATGATGTACCAG